AAGTAACAACATTTATCGCCAAAAAAGAAAGCGATGAAGATCGTGAAATTGTAGAAACCGAAATCGAACTTTACAGCGCACAAGAAGCGCTGAATACAATCGCAAAATTGAACGGCATGATTACCGACAAGGTTGATATCACCAGCAAGGGAGACAAGGTACAACCAGATGACAGATTTGATCGAGCCATATCTTCACTCGCTGATGCCCTCCGAGAAATCGTACCTGGAACGAGTCCAGAACCGAACGGCGAAGTGGATACCCCAAAGTAAGCCGCAATGGTTAGCCCTTCTATCCCGAGCCGATGAATTATTCTATGGCGGTGCCGCCGGTGGGGGTAAGTCCAGTTTACTGGTTGGCCTTGCTGCCGAACTTGGCGGCCATTCTGCTATTTTTAGACGTGTATACCCGAACCTCAAAGAACTTATTCATCAAATGCGTGAAGTTATTGGCGACGATGGAAAAGAGAATAAGGCGGAGCATAGTTGGGATTTACCGCGCGGCCGGTCGGCTGAATTTGGAGCTGTCCAATACGAGGACAATAAGAAAGATTGGCAAGGCCGCCCGCACGATCATAAACTATTTGACGAAATTACCGAGTTTACGGAAAGTCAATACGTCTTTATTACAGGGTGGACGCGTTCAACCAATCAGGGCCAAAGGGTTAGAATTCTTGTTACCGGAAACCCTCCGATTGACGATGCTGGAAACTGGGTCATTCGCAGGTGGGGCGCGTGGCTGGACGATCATCACCCAAACCCTGCTAAACCCGGTGAATTGCGCTGGTATGCGACCATCGACGGCGAAGAGCGGGAATACATGACCGGCGACCCGATCCAGAATGGGACAGAAACCATCATCCCACTTTCAAGGACATTCATCCCTGCGAAATTGGACGATAACCCGTTCTTGTCATCAGATGATCGTTATCGGTCTGTTTTGCAGTCGCTACCCGAACCTTTACGATCCATGATGCTTTATGGCGATTTCCATGCTTCAGCCATGGCTGACCCATGGCAAATCATTCCTACCGAATGGGTACGCGCCGCTCAAAGACGATGGTTAGAACGAGAGAAACCAGACACGCCATTGACAGCAGTAGGAATCGACCCCGCACGCGGCGGCCGGGATAATTTCAGTATGTCGAAACGGTATGATAACTATTTTGATGGACTGGCGTTCTGGCCTGGCGCAGCGGTTCCAGATGGCCCGACCGGAGCGGAATTAGTGCATCAATCCCTGGGTGATGAAAAACCGGGTGTGATAAACCTTGACATCGGCGGTATTGGCGGTTCTGTCTATGATAGCCTCAGTCCGATGTATGATAACGTTATACCCGTAAACTCCGCCGGAGCATCGTCTTACAGAGACAAAAGTGGTAAACTAAAGATGCGGAATGCCCGCGCTGAAATGTACTGGCGTATGAGGGATGCTCTCGATCCCAACGGTGGGGACGATGTAGCTCTTCCGCCAGGAAACGAAGTTGTAGCAGATTTATGTAGCGCAAGGTACAAACTGACAACTTCCGGGGTGTTAGTTGAGGACAAAGATGATATCAAGAAACGAATCGGACGATCCCCGGATAAGGGTGAAAGCATATTATTGGCAAATCACACGAGTGGATTATGGTTAATGAGTTAGGAGGTCTTTATGAATAGGTACGTTATAACAGACGGGGTTAAATCTATTGACCTCCCTCAGTATCCGAACGAAGCCTGGCACTTTTACGGCGAAGATGACGAGGACGGTAAAGAGGATTTTTACGCTACCGTCGCGGCCGTATTCAGGGCTGTGAACCTTACAGCGAATGCTACCGCTAATATCCCATTTGCGCTCGTGAAAAAGCCTGGTAAAGATTATGATATTTCCACGGAATGGGAAAATAAAGTCGGATTCCTGCCAAAACCACAAGAACTTATCCGTTTATGGCGCATGTCCCTATCCATGTCAAATATGGCGTATGGATTTATGGAGAACAGCCGCAAGGACGGGCGGAACCTGAAGTATATCGTGCCGACAACTATTTCCCCGAACGTGGATATTAATGGCCTGCATGGATTCAAGCGGACTTTGGGGACTTCATCGAAAGACTATGATATCAGTCCTAAGTCTATTGTAGACCCGGCACATCCTATTTTCTGGATGTGGCGTATGGATCATACAACAGAATTACTTCCGGCGAAGGCGACTGAGTTTCAAGCGATGTGTGCAGCAGCCGGTATACTGTATTACTCTGATTATTTTGTGAGCGCCTTCTTCAAGCGTGGCGGTATCAAACCGACTATGCTTATTTTGAAGGGAATGACCACGAAGGATAATATCGATAAAATCGAATCAGTTTGGGATAAGATCATTCGCGGCGGGTATAAATATTTGGGTAAGATATTCCAGGGCGTGGACGCTGCCGGTGGGCTTGAAGCGTTGCCTATCGGCGAGGGTGTCGATACTCTCAAAGATCAAAACCTTACAAAGTCAAAGATTGAAGATATCGCCATGAGTATCGGTATGCCCTTATCCCTGCTTTTAGCGAACTCTGCTAATTATGCCACCGCGCAGGTAGAATACAAAACCTGGTATGAAAACTCGCTCGGCCCCTGGTGTGATTTTATGGCCGAGGAAATGACAGATAAGCTATTCAAACCACTGAATCTGAGATTTGAGTTCAGACCTGAAATGACAGACCCTGGCCAGGAGGATGAAGTATCCCGCGCGGGAGCATACTCGACTTATGTTACTTCTGGAATGAAGCCATCTGTTGCCGCTCAAGTTGTGGGAATTGAATTACCAGAAGGAATTGAATACGATGCACTCGATATGATGCAAGAAGAAAAACAACAACAAGCCATCGAGATTATGCAGCAAAAACAGGGAACCAGTGATAACGATGATAAGAAACCTGTTGATAAAAAGGGGTGGGTGACAATAAATGGGAATCATGTACTGATTGGAGAAGAAGAAAATAACGGGAATGTAGCGTCAACACAACAAGCGATTGAAATAATAAAAATGCAGAGTTTTGGGGCACCACCAGCTCATATCGAAGCATACCTAAAAGAGAATGGTATTGATTATGTAGAGGTATATCATATTACAAATACTTCTTCGGTCGAAAGACTAGAGAAAGAAGGTATTAGGATGTCTTCACAGGACAATAGGCCAGACGCTTCTTATTTCTTTTTGGATAAATCGGACATCGCGGCCAATGCAGAAATACTAGGATACCCAAAATATTCTATTGTGACTATCAGAATACCGCGACAATACGCTGCCAATATAAGAGATGATGGGTTATTCAATGGAACATTTAGTTCTTCTTATTCTGCTGCACGATTATTACAACCAATACCGGCGGATTGGATTATAAAATCTCCGAGCAAGGCTAAGTTCATCCCCAACATTGACCAACTTCACGAATTGGAACTGTGGCGCAAGTTTGCATTCCGCAAATTCAAAAAAGGCGAACCGCTGTCATTTGCGTTCGAGGTGAAAACTTTACCCGATGAAATCGCTGAGGATATCCGGTGTGGGTTGGAAGTTGCGGAAAGTGAGGATGCTATCAAGGCCGCGTTTGATATTGACGATGTTCCCATAGTTGAGAACAAATCCGATCTCGCAATCCTTGAACTTGCCGATGCAATCAACAAGGCGTGTGAAAATGTTACCGCACCTGCTTAAAGCGGTCGAGCTTGTCCCCGAAGTCAAGGTGCACCTATCTGAAAAGGCGCTTGAATTCTTGAAGTCCATCGAACAATACGACCGCCAGTTGTGGGAATATACCCTAGCGTTGTACCGCGGTGGTGATTCCGGCGCGTTCATCGACAAATTCACGGCGGCGACTAGCAATCAACTTACCAGGGCGTTCAACGAAGGGGCGCGGTCTGTTGGCGTAGAGCCGGAGGATATGACTGAAGAAGACCTGGCATACCTGAAAGAAATCATTGACAGTGAGTATGAACACATTTTAGACCTGGGTACTGCGATTGAAGCCTCAAGGGAGTTGGAACTATCAGCATTTCGCCAGGCGTTCAGGTCCAGGATTGATTTATGGGTTGCCAGATACACCGACGTTATCAACCGGGCAAAGACATACTTTGGAGGCATGACGCGCCTTGAATGGAAACTGGGAGAAACGGAGCAGCATTGTGACACCTGCGCTGCCCTAAATGGTATCGTAGCATGGGCGAAAGAATGGGAACAGGCCGGAGTTCATCCACAGTCCCCACCGAATGAAATATTACAATGTGGCGGCTGGAAATGCGACTGCTCGCTGAATGTAACGGACAAGCGAAGATCGCCAGGCGCACTTGGTCGGATTATGGATATTGCGGTAGCAGCTAATATCGGGAAGTCGTATAACCCTAATCAGCCACGCGTTCCTGCCGGTGATTCGGAAGGCGGGCAGTGGACAAGCGGAATAGAAGGAAATAATAAAGACCCAAAAACAATATCAAAAGATGTAGATATAGATAAAACAGGAAAACCCATTAATAATCAGACTGTATATAGATATGGCGATACATCTGGTGATACGTTGTTTTATTCACGGGATAAGGATTATTCCGAAGAGTATGCCATTGTTAGGGGAGGTTCACCTAAAGACGTGAAAGAAGAAATTATATCCATCAATAACCCGCTTGTTGTAAATCCATCGAGTATAAATTTTTCTGACCCTGAGTATGAAAATCCAATCATAACTGCGGCTAAAGAATATGGATATGATGGGGTTGTTTTCAATGATAAAGATAATGACCTTGAATTTTACGTGGTTTTCAAATGATCTCATTCAAGATTCGCGGCGTTGAGGAAATAAACAGCTTTTTCAAGTCCCTGCCACACGGAACGATGAAGGCTGCTATCGCCGCGTTTACAGAATACTTACTTGGGGATGATAGCCACGGATTGAGACATGCTCCGCCTCGCAGGACGCATGGCGCCGGTAATCCATACAAGTGGCAATCAGAAAAACAGCGCAAGGCTTATTTCGCCTCAAACGGTTTTGGTGGTGGGATTCCATCACGGAGAACAGGAGCTGTAAATCGCGGTTGGCAGGCTTCTGTCGATCCTTACCGTAAAACCGTATTCAACCGATTGAATTACGCCCGCTTTGTTATGGGAGCCAGACAGCAAACAGGACATGCTTTTGACGGTTGGCGCAAGGTCGGGAAAGTCATTGCTGATAACATGAAAGGCGGGATGCTTCGAGCAAGACAGGCTGTTTCTAACTGGATACGAAGTAAGGGGAAATAGACCGTCAATTATGAGAATCAGATTAGAGAATTCTCATAATTGTTGTACATTGATTATTGCGTGCATATAATGGGGATATGACAAATACTTGCCGCGCCTGCCTAAGCGAAGATGTAGAATTATTCCTTGACTTTGGAATGCAGCCTCTTGCCGGTGGATTCCTTGAACCGTCACAAATCGCGCAGGAACAGAAATACCCGCTCCGCGCATTTGTTTGTAAGAAATGCGGACTGGTTCAAATATTCGATGTGATCCCGCCTTCCACGCTATTTGACAATTATCTGTTCTCATCCTCAACCGTACAATATCTGGTAAACCACTTCGCTAATTATGCTAAGTGGTTGAACGATAACTATCATCCTGAGTTGGTAATTGAATTTGGTTGTAACGATGGCGTCCTGCTTGAACCACTAAAAGAATACGGAATCAAGTCTGTTGGTGTTGATATCTCAAAGAACATCACGGATATGGCACGCTGGAAGGGATTGAATGCTATCACTGGATATTTTGATGTTGAAATGGCGAAATGGATTCGCAGAGAACACGGCGCGGCTGATATCGTTACAGGTTCAAACGCATTTCCACACAACGATAACCCTGGAATCATCCTGGAAGCGTCTCGCGAACTGTTGAAAGATAACGGTCATTTATGCCTTGAATTCATGTATGCCGGTGCGCTCCTTGAAAAGCTGCAATGGGATTCGATGTACCATGAACATTTATCTTATTTCTGCTTATCGACGATTGAAATTCTTTTGCAAAGGTACGGGTTCCACGCGGTTCATGCTGAGATCGTTCCCATGCACGCGGGGTCATTGCGGGTAGTGGCTGCTATCGATCCGGTTGAATATCCCGATGGAACTGTGATTGAAATGTTCCGACAGGAACACGATAATGGATATCAGAATGTGGCGACCTGGCGAAAGTTTGCGGAGAGTGTCAATCGCCAGACAATGATCGTGAAGAACACGCTATTCAGTCTGTCCCATGGCGGATACGGAGGATGCCCAAAGGTTGCGGCGTATGGAGCGTCTGGCCGCGCTACGATGTGGTTGAACGCTATCAACGCTGATTACATGGAATACATCGTTGATGAAAGCCCATTGAGAGCTGGTAAGCTTATGCCGGGAACTCACACTCCGATTGTTTATCCGGACGAATTCTGGAAACACCCACCGGATTACTGCTTATGCACAGCATGGAATTATTTTGAGCAAATTCGACAGAAACACCCCGAATATAAGGGGATTTGGATTTTACCGGCTCCTCGGATGGAATTCGTATGAAACCGTTTTTGAGCGTACTTATCCCCACCTATAACCGCGTCCAGATGACCATCGATGCAATTGGTAGCGTTGGGGACAATCCAGAAGTTGAGATCATCGTCGTGGATGATTGTTCGGATATCAGTGAGTACAATTTTCTACGCGGACATTTTAGTTTGAGGTCGGTTCTAGTTTCAGAAAATGCAAAACTTTACCGCAACGAAACTAATCTCGGCATGACCCGCAATTTCAACCGATGTATGGAATTTGCTCAAGGTGAGTGGTTCGGCCTGATCGGAAGCGACGATCTATACAAGCCCGGCGTAATAGACATGGTTGTTGAACTGCTCCATAAAATCCCGCCGTCACTTGTCGTTTATGCTAGGTCGAACATCGGGCGTATTTTACCGCCTGGACCTGAAACCGTTCGCAGTATGCAGCTCCCTTCTGGTTCTGGTAATTTCTGGCACCGGTCGATCTACGAAAACTTGGGCGGATTTGATGAACGATTGACATTCTCCCCGGATGGTGAATACTGGTATCGGATTGCTTCAAAATATCCTGTTGTCATGTCCCCGATTAAATATAACATTTACCGCGAACATGGAAATAATCTCATGTACGACACATGGCGGCAACGGGACGAATTCCTGAAACAGATAAAACTTATTGCCAGAATCAATATGAAATATCGCGGAGAGGATACCGACGATCTTGATCTGGTTGTAGGAAATGAGATCGAAGCGGAGTGGGGCGCGATATCCTACATTCTCAAGACATGCGCTTCTAAACCAGACAAGCAGGATATTTTCGACATGTATCTTGGAAAGGGCGCGTCAATGGCGAACACGAAAGAAAGACTTAATTCCATAAACAAGTTGAAAGAAGCGAGGATGAAGAAATGAGAAAAGGAACGAAGAAATCCAACTTTCCTAGGCTAATATCTAATGATGTAATGGAAAATTTGCCGAAAGGTGAAGCAGTGGATTTGCTGCTTCATCCTGAATGGTCTATCCCATCGCCGATTGAAGAAATGCACCGCGCTATTTATGCAATAATTCCTATTATTGCCAGCATCTGTGATGCCTGTCACGAAATGGATAACAAAACCGAACCGTGGGCGACTATCAGACGGGATATTGAAAGGCTGAAATGACCAAAATTACCTTCATGGTAAACGTTCATAACGAAGAGCCGCGGATCGACTATATCCTGAAACCTGCCATCAAATGGGCGGATGAAGTTATTGTTATCGACAAGGGATCGACCGATAGAACGGTAGAGATTGCACAATCATATCCGGGTGTTGTCGTTTATCCTGTTGGAGTAAGTAAGGCCGGGGATGATGACCGCTTTTCATGGGTAAAGTATTCATCAAATGATTGGATTTACTGGGCGTCTCCGTCTGAGATCCCAACGCCAAAACTGATCGAACGCGCGAAGGAAATGGTAAACGGCGATTACGATCTTATTACCGTGCCGCGTAAGATGTACATGCTCGGCGTTCATTCTGAGTTTTCTCCCTGGAAAATATCACATTACAAGTTTCTGTTCAATCGGACGCGAACGAATGTATCAAACAGGATTCATCAAAACTTTTCAGCAAAGAATGGCAAGGAAGGACACATTCAATACTCAGATGATTGTTGTGTTTACCATCTTACCTATACAGACGCAAAATATTGGCTTGAAACGAATATCCAATACTGGATGACCGAAGCGGAAGGTAGCACCAATCCAGAGGAAGATATCAAACGCGCACACGCCTACATCGCAAGGCACGAAAAGAATTTACTTGCGGGTGGTAGTGAAACGAGATTGCTATATTATGCCTGGCTACTCTATCATTTAGGGACTGCCTTCTGCCTGGAAGAAAAGCGGCGCGGGATGGACGTGAAATCGGAATACAAGAATATTTATGATCAGGTATTGAAGGAGTGGGAATGAACTGTCGTTCCTGTGGATCACCAAACACGAAACCTATCCTATCACTTGGGAATATTCCCCTGGCAAATACATTGCTTAAATCGCTAGACGAACCGGAAACAACCTATCCGCTCGATCTGGTATTCTGTCCTGAATGCTCACTTGTTCAGGTCAAAGAATCTGTCGATCCGATGAAGATATTCAAGGATTACAAATATTATTCATCCGGCTCTCAAACAATGCTAAAAAGCGCCGCCGATCTTGTTGAAAAGACGATCAAAGAAAGGGGATTGAATAAAGATTCCCTGGTAGTCGAGATTGGCAGCAACGACGGCTATTTGCTGAAAAACTACGTAGCGGCCGGTATTCCGGTGTTAGGGATTGATCCGTGCCGAGAAATAGCTGATATGGCGGCGTCTAAGGGAATTTCAACCATAGTTGATTATTTCGGCACTAGACTTGTAGAACAATGGATTTATTTCGGAGAACGAACAGGCGCAGGACAAGCCGATGTTATTCACGCGAATAATGTCCTGGCACACGTCCCAGATATAAACGATTTCGTAGAGGGAATATCCACCCTGTTGAAACCGGATGGAATCGCAATCATTGAAATGCCTTATGTTCGAGACATGATTGATCGGTGTGAATTCGACACCATTTACCACGAGCATGTTTTTTATTATTCCATTGTGTCATTGATAACCCTGTTTCATCGTCACGGATTACATGTCAACCACATCGAACACCTTGATATTCACGGTGGGTCATTGCGGATCACGGTCGGCAAATCGCACGAACCGCTCAATGAAGTCGGCAAGGATTTACTGGTAGATGAATTCTACACGACCATCCATCGGGATTATTACAAGAATTTCGGTAAGATGGTTGAGATAATAAAACGTGATCTCGTAATTTTGCTTTATAGTTTGAAATTGCAAGGAAAACGGATCGTAGGATATGCCGCGTCCGCGAAGGGATCCACACTTATGAACTATTGCGGGATCGGTAAATACCTGGATTACGTTGTGGATAATACACCCGCGAAGCAAGGACTATACACGCCAGGTACGCACCTTGAGATTTTCACACCTGAAAAGCTACTGGAAGATCAACCAGATTACGCGCTACTTCTAGCCTGGAACTTTGCGGATGAAATTATGGATCGCGAACAGGAATACATCAAGCGGGGTGGGCGGTTTATCATCCCGATTCCGAAAGTGAGGATAGTATGAAAGAATTAGGAAATAATATAACCGCTGTCGGGTGCGCTCTAACTTTGTTCTTGCTTCCAGCGTTGTGCCTGATTATCTATCTTGTAGGATTGATTCAGAAATGACCGTTTCCGCTATCGTCTCCGCATATTACGCTAAAGACTTTATCCGCGCCAGGCTGGATAATCTATTTTCGCTTGACCCACGGCCGGAGGTTATCGTAGTCGCACAGCTCGGAAGCGTAGAAGCTGAAATTGCGAAAACATACGATGTGACATGGATTCTAACGCCTGATATCCCTACGATCTACGCCGCGTGGAATATGGCAATCAAGGCCGCCAATGGGGAGTACATCACGAATGCGAATTGTGATGATACGGTATATCCAGATTCATACACACACATGGCAAGTTTGCTGGAATCTAATCCAGATATTGCGGTCGTGTATGGAAATAATTTGATCCTCGACGGGCCTACGAAAATGCTACACAAAAGAAATCACGGTGATTATGAATTCCTGAAAACATGCTGCTTTGTCGGTCCTATGCCAATGTGGAGGAAAAGCCTTCACGATAAATACGGCTATTTTAATGAGTTATTCAATGTATGCGGGGATTATGAATTTTGGCTTAGGGTAGCGTCTCACGGTGAATTTATTCACCACACAACCAGTATCATCGGTGAATACCGCAAGAGACCGGAATCAGCAGAACATAGGAATCTTCACCTCGCAATGTCTGAAAAACTGTTCATTCAGAAATTCTATAAAGGCATTGCAATAAGAGAAAAAATATGGTAGTATAAATTTACAATTTATGGTTTTAGCGTGATGGTGGATACCAGAAACTAAAACCCGCGCTTGTCAAAGGATTTTGAGAGCCGAAGCAGAAACTCAATTAGAGTTTGCTTCGGCTTTTACGTTTAGGAGGTAGTTATGCCAGATGAAACAAATGATGAGAATAAATCTCTAATTTTCAATGGCGAGGCAGTAAAGGCAACCGGCGAAGGTAAAGTATCAGGATATCTTGTCAGATTTTCAACAGAAACAGACCCCGACCTGACAGACGACTTTTTCACGAAAGACACGGAATATGGTGTCGTAGATGGTTCAACCCTGCCGATTTTCTATCAACACGGCATGGACGAAAAGTTAGGTGTGAAATCAATCGGGCGCGGAACGATCAAGATTGACGAAATAGGTCTCTGGATCGAAGCTCAACTGAATATGCGCTCTGAATACGAACAGGCCCTTTACGAGCTCGCCAAAAATGGAAAGTTGGGCTGGTCATCCGGCGCTGCCGGACACCTGGTAGAACGGGATGAAATCGGGAAATCGTTTTATATCAAGTCATGGCCTATCGCAGAAGCATCCCTTACGCCAACACCAGCCGAACCACGAAACAACGTTATCCCTATCAAATCGTTAGTCACTACATTGTCGGTGGATACCGAAATGGAGGAAACCAATCCTATTATTGTTGATGAAATGGAGGTCACAATGACCGAAGAAGAAATGAAGGCACACGACAAAGCCCTTATCGAGGAAGCCGTCGCTGCTGCCACAAAGGCTTTTACCGAGGCCAATGAACCCGAAGTAAAGGCAGGTAATCTTATCGATGTGGTTGAGGACGAAGCCGACAAGGCCGCGCGTCTCAATCCGTTCAAATCAGCCGGTGAGTTTTTCTCTGCCGTGAAACGCGCTGGAATGTCACCCGCCGAAACCGACAAACGCC